TTGACTTCCTACCGCTGTATTGTAATTTCCAGTGGTGTTTGCATCTAAAGAAGAACTGCCGACTGCTGTATTTTCTGTGCCTGTGGTGTTTTCCTCTAACGCCGAATTTCCGACAGCAGTGTTATTGCTTGCGGTGGTATTCCTTTCTAGAGAAAGATAACCAACAGCAGTATTTTGCGATCCAGTGGTGTTTTGATCTAGAGCCTCAGTACCGACAGCAACGTTTTTAGTACCACTCGTTGTCCCAGATGCCGCACCAGAACCAACAGCCGTGTTGTTATCAGCAGTAGATAGCGTCAGAGCATTAGCGCCGACTGCAGTGCTATTGCTCGCAGTCGTATTTGCATCAAGCGAATTGGCACCAACAGCACAGTTATTTGTGCCAGTGGTATTGGCCTGAAGAGCACCTTCGCCACAAGCCGTGTTGTTATTTGCGGTGGTGTTTGACGCCAAAGCATCTTTACCAACCGCAGTATTGGTGCTGCCTGTGCTATTTGCGCTTAAAGCGTCTTTACCAACGGCGGTATTAGAGTCACCCTCAGTGTTCGCGTCTAACGAGTTATGGCCTATCGATACATTGTTATCACCAGTGGTATTTGAGGTTAAAGCATCATCGCCTATAGCCGTATTGCGTGCGCCTGAAGTGTTTGCATCTAACGCACCCTTGCCGACAACGGTGTTTGTGCCAATGTCACCAGCTCCACGACCAACCGTGATGGAATTGATCAGCGCATCTGTTACTGACAGAACGCCGCCTGTTGTGGTTCCAACCTCAAGCCATGCGTTGTTTGCGCTGTTCCGCAGCTTGATCTTGTTATTGGTGGTGTCAACCCAGATCTGATACGCATACTTGGTGGAAGGCTCAGAGCTGGAGCTGTTCTGACTAACAATTGCGGCCAAAGCATCATTCAAGTCCGAGCGGACAGTCGCACCCGTACCATTGGCAATCACATAATCGTGGGTAGCCATGTTTTAGCCGTTATCAGACAACTTTGTACTCATTTTACGTGCCTCTTCCGAAGCCAACTGCCGTATAACTGAAGTTGCGGTTCACATTATTGCCGCTTGAATCCAGCACATCAATATCAAATCCAGTGCTTGTCACATTGCTGACATTCAACCGTTCACCATTTCCAAGATTTTGCACTGTAATGCCGACACTTGGCAGGAAGTTATTAAGATTGCCTAGCGCAGAAGTTCCAACAAAAAATGGGTTGGCAAAAGTTACCGACTTTGTGCTGGTGCCTGATGCGATAGTGCCGTTACTGATTTCTTCACGACGCTGGAAGCTAGTCTCATAGCCGAGCTGATCAATTAGTATGTTTTGCGCGATGTCATTACTTGTCAGCTCTGCTTTGAATTGGAATGCTCGACCTGAGAATGTGCCAGCAGCGAACTCCTGCCATGCTGTATAAGTTGGTGAACCTGAGGGGTCATCATCGGTCCTTCGCATATATAGCTTGGCGTTGACAGCATCAGCCTCCGTGCCGTCAAAGTCGTTCCAAGTGTCAACCAATGCAGTTCGTGCATCAATTGTGTCATTAGGGAAGAAAGCCCGCGTAACAAAACGCCGTTTTATATCGAGTGAAAACTTCGCCCCAAGATCCAGCGTATTTGCAAACTGATACTCAGCAGAGCTAAAAATGTCACCCAAGAAATCAAATGCTGTGATCGCGTCAACATCCGTTTCCGAATCAAACTGTCCGTTGCCATCAATTATTAGTGCATCCAGGTCATCGCTGTAGAAACAATCAGTCTTCGTGCCTTGAAACGGCGGAGTGTCCTGATCTTCCCTGCGAGTCTGGATCGTGATTCTGCCAAGAGGATCAGGAAAGTCCATCAGCACACTGGTGGCATTAGTGCTCTTGTTACCTAGCTCATCCTCGAACTTGACAAGAATCTCACCCTCAATCAGCGGCACAATGGCCTCAGTCGAGTTACCTGCTACAGCAGGAATCAAATCAACAGAGTTGGGCCAAGTTGCCGTACCATCTGTCAAATTGCTGTGCTTGATATGTACCAACCCATTAACTTTTACGTCCAAATCAACGGTCTGATCCCAACGCAGTCGAGCACTGTTGGCACTGATCGGTTCAATCGACAGGTTCTGCACATCACCAGGCACAGCAGTCTTGCCGACAAGCGTGAACGTTGCTGTTGAAATCGTGCTTTGCTTGCCAAGATAGTTTCGGGCCAGAACCTGCACGCTCAACGTTCCAGCACGCAATGCCCGCAGAGTAATTGATGGACTGCTGGTAGTTAGTGTTGTGAAGTTATCATTGTCAATCCTGTACTTGACAAGAAAATCATTAACGTTGATTCGATCATGACTCCAACTGAAGTCGAAGCCAGTGTGAACTGTCTGACCCTCTTGATACAAAAACTCAGTGCCCGTCAGGTTTTCTGGCGCAGCAGGAGTCGCAGAAAGATTAGTTATATCTCGCGTAGTTAGTGAAACATTGTCCTCAATCGCTGCATAAATTGATTCGTTATATGCAATTGCACTAACGCCATAAACTCCATCGCCAGACTCGGCTACTGACAACACGCGAAACTTCTGGACCTGAATATCAGTTGTGTCGATCAAATAAACAGCTGCCGCATTGGGTGCTTCGCTGAAAGCACTATCAACAGTGATGTCCGCTCCAGAAATGCTGGAGATGTTTTTTGTCTCGACTAAACCTGTGGGCAGCATGACCGACAGTGTTGGTGTAGCGGCAAGATTCACTGACAGGTTGGTATCACTATCGATCGTGACAACAGTAGTCGTTGCTGAGCTGACTCGTCCGCTTCTGCGTGTTCCACCTCGAAGTGGGTCAGCAATATCAACTACCATGCCTGGCCGAAGAATTATTCCGCTTTCAATGGCAACTGCAAACTCGCAAGTCTCGGTCAAGTTTTGCTCGGACAACAGTGTCCACTTGCCTAGGCGATGCGCCTGACCCTGGCTGTAGCAACCGATAGCCTTGATGTCTTTTTTGATAATGCCGTATTTGGCAACAGCAGCATGATCCTCTACATACTCATATTCGAGATTGCCACGAGTGTCATATGACTGCCAAGCGACTACAGCAACTGTGTGGCGAGATTTTTGTGCAGAGCCTGAGTATGAGAATGCTCCATTGATAACATTTGACGGGCCAAGCAAATACTGAGCATCAGTCGGCTTGTCCTGCAGCAATACCAACGACCCAGAGCCGTAATAAGCAATACCACGAAAAATCGCAGTTAGTTGCTGGATGACATTGTAAACTTCATCCCGAGAGTTAATAAGAATGTTTAGGCTAAAGCGCGGCTCTTGACCTCCTTTGCCATCATCAACAAGCGCATTGCAGTATTGACTAATGGCGAAAAAGTCATAGCGGTCGAGTGTACTTTCTGGAATGCCAGCTCCATACCGATCATTTATCAGAAGGTCATACAAACACCAGGCCGGATCATTGGTCCAAGTAGCAGCAGAGAAGGTTCCGTCCCAAACGCCAGAGTATGTGATTCGTCCAAGATGATTTGTGGTGTCTACTGTCGCATTGCTTGGAATCTTAACTTTGATTCCCCGGATTAAATACTTACGAGATGGAATGCTGCCAAATTGCCGAGAATCAAATCGCAGTCCAACAAGTGCAGAGTTTGGATAGCGAAACTTTTCATCAATAATCTCGGTGTACGCCTGAAAAAATGTTGAACTAGCACGTCGTGTACTCGTCTCATCATCACTTACACGCACCATCCGAATATCGACTGGAAACGCACCATTTAGCGTAATCATGTAGTCACGCTGATACCTTGCACTGCTTTTACCGTTGATCGTGTCTGAAATTACGTCGTTAAAACCACCGCCGTTGTACTGAACTTGAATTTTGATCTCGACTTTATGACCAGTAATGTCGCCATCATTCTCAACAATGCGAAGCGATGGGATCGTCAAAGTGACGCGCACTCGATCTACATCTGTATCTGTAATTGACCGAGTTACAGGGCTGCCATTGGTGACCTCAGAATTGACAGCTTGCTCGGACTGCGTAGATCCAAAATCACCAGAGATGTGAGTCTGTGTCTGTGTTCCAGTGCGTGTGACTATCGTAAAATCACTGAAGTTATTTGATCCGTCAGCATTTTGTATCGGAGTGTCTTCTAAAAAAATGCTCTTGTTGCCGTCCTCTAAGCCCTCAATCTCACCCTCACTGATAAGATCGAGAACACTGGCAAACTGGACCGACTGAAGAGTGTCATCATCTTCTGTAGGTGTATGTGAACTGCCACCACCACCTTTGCCACCGCCACCACCTGCGCCAGAGATGCGAGCACCTAATCCTGCATTGTGAACGCGGATATTATTGGCAATAAAGGTGTGATGACCCTCGACCGTCAAGTTGTAGACAGTATGTGAGCCAAGCTCAGTGCGATCAACAATTGGTCGCAAATGACCAAATTCGTCTATTAAACAGTCATCTGAGCTAAGTGAGCCAATTGTCGCGAAAGCGTTGAACTGATTAAGAACCCAATGGTTCGGAGTCGCGTCTATATGACTGCCGCCCCAAATTGTGTACCTAACAACTCGATTATCTGGGTGCTCATGAACTTTTAGAACTTCGGCATTGGTGATAACACCTTTGTGATCAAAGCTGCAAACAAGGTCACCCGGAACTATGTCTTTAATGGCTTTTGTGCCACCTGGAATCGACACAAGCGTGTCGCCCGTAAAACAACCGCCACCACCAGAACCAGCAATATATTTGGCTTGTGTCATCCCCTCACCTCATCAACATCAGTGCCGCTGGAAATAATTGCCGATCCAGCAAAGACACGTCCATAAACTATTGGCACTGGCAAGCCCTGCTTGGATGTATTTACGACATTTGAAAATGTGAACGATTCAAGTTGAGCTGATTCATCAAAATCTGGCACCTCAGGCTGAGGTGAGATTGATTGGGCGATGCCCATAAACACTAAGCCGATACCAATGTTTCCTGCTGCTACTGCCAAACTGC